ACCGAAAGCCGTTGCAGAAAAAGTAAGACCGTTTAGACAACGAGGTAAGTGACATGGCTATGTCTCGTGCAAACATGAATCAGCAGATCACCAAGCCGGGCCAGAAGAAGAAGGTCGGCACGGTGATGCGTGAGTTCAAGGAAGGCACTTTGCATTCTGGCAAGAAAGGCCCAGTGGTGAAGAACCCCAAGCAGGCTGTTGCCATTGCGCTTTCAGAGGCCAGCAAGGTCAAGAAGGCTGCTGGCGGATCCATTGATGGCTGCGCTATGCGCGGGAGGACACGAGCATGAAAGGCAAAGGACCGATGATGATCGTTGCAATCGGCGCTGGTAAAAAGCGCGACGACGATGATATGGAATACATGATGGAAGAAGAGGGCATGAAGAAAGGTGGAATGATGGGTTACGCCGCAGGCGGTAGCCTCAAGATGGTCGATAAGAATGGTTCCAAGGTTCCGTTCTTTGCCGCTGATGGCAAGGGCAAGATGATGGGTGGCGGCATGACTTACGCCAAGGGCGGCATGACCCGTGATAGCCGTGATGGATGCGCTATCAAAGGCAAGACCAAGGGTCGCGTTGTATGAAATACGCGTCTAAATATAAGTCTGGTCGTCGTATGCAACGATTTTTTGATGGTGGTCGTCTTGGGTACGAGGAAGACCCACAACCCGGAATGCAGACCGACAGACAAGACTTTCAACCCGGCTTGAAGGTTGATACAAAAGACAAGCCAAAGGATCAAAGCAGATCGAAATCCAAGGTTGTGTCTAAGGAAAAGGATAAGGTCAACCTGATGGATGATCTCGCACCGCGAGAAAACCTTCCATCCCCGGATGACAATGTGACGGAAGGCGGTCCTACGCAGCGAAACAGTCCTCGTCGCCCTCTCGATAGAAAGCGTAGTTCGCTTCCTAGCGACCGTGCTACAGGATTTCGTGATCAGGTGAAAGAATCTGATGCGATGTCTCCTGAAGATCGTGAAGCATTGAAGGGTGTTGCGCTTGGTTTGGCTGTTCCTCCTGCGGCTCGTGCTTTGGGAATGGTTGGGCGCGGCCTTCAAGTTGCCAAACGCCGATACGATATTGGCAGGCGAGTCGATGCCATGACAGAAAACCAGCAGAAAACCGCCATGATGAGAGCCGCACGGGAGGCTCGTGAAGTTGACGGTATGCGCTCTGGTGGACGGGTCTCAGGAAGTTCCATGGGCGGATCTGTCCGTGGCGGCGGCTGTGAGATTCGCGGCAAGACCAAGGGTCGGATGGTCTAATGCCTACTAGCGGTACCGCAGTTTTCAACCCTGAGTTTCGGGAACTCGTAGAAGAGGCTTTCGAACGGGCTGGTTTGGAGTTGCGTACCGGCTATGACCTTCAGACTGCCCGTCGCTCCATGAACTTCATGGCGCTTGAATGGGCAAACCGGGGCATCAACCTCTGGACGGTGGAACAAGGTTCGCAGGTACTGACACCCGGAACCTTCACCTACACCATGCCTGCCGACACCATTGATCTCATCGAGCATCAATTGCGTACAGATGCAGGCAGCACCTCTGGTCAGACGGACTACACCCTGTCCCGTATCTCAGTATCGGACTATGCCCAGTTGAGCAACAAACTCACTCAGGGCATGCCGCTACAGATCTATGTGGACCGTCAGAGAGCCGCGCCAGTGGTGTATCTGTGGCCTGTTCCAGATAACACCCAGACCTACACCCTCGTGTACTGGAAGATGCGCCGTATCCAAGATGTTGGAACTGGTGGTACCAATACCATCGACATCCCTGCGCGATTCCTCCCCTGCCTTGTGGCTGGGCTTGCCTACTATGTCGCCATGAAGAGACCTGATGCGGCTGACAGGCTGTCGTTCCTCAAGCAGGAATATGAGGTTCAGTGGGACTTGGCGGCAGGCGAAGACCGGGAAAAGGCTTCTGTACGGTTTGTCCCCATGAACGGGTACATTGGTAGGAATGTTTAAATGGGCAAGCCGTTCTCATCAGGCAAGAACGCATTTGGGTTCTGCGACCGCTGCGGACAGCGGTATGAACTGCATGACCTGAATCAGCAGTATGAGAACCTGTTGCCGATTGGCATCCGGGTCTGCTTCGAATGCATGGATGTTGATCATCCCCAGTTGCAGTTGGGTCGTGTCCCCATGGATGACCCTCAGGCGCTGCGTAATGCCCGTCCTGACAACACCTTCTTTGCCCCCGGCAACCAAGGCGCGAACGGTAGCCGGATGATCCAGTGGGGTTTCAACCCTATTGGAGGGGCGCAGGCGTATGACACAGACCTCACACCCAATGATCTCATCTCGACCGGGTTCGTCGGAACCGTCACGGTGGCTGTGACATGAACTACACGCAACTCGTAGATCTGGTTAAACAATACACGCAGAACGAGGAAACTTCGTTCGTTGCGAACATCCCTGTCTTTGTGCAGTTGGCGGAAGAGCGTATCTACAACGCGGTCTTCATCCCTGCCATCCGCAAGAATCAGATCGGCACCCTTACCCCCAACAACAAGTACCTGACCCTCCCCGGAGATTGGTTGGCGAACTTCTCGTTGGCAGTCATCACCCCTACCACGAACGCTCAGTCGTTCCTGATCGATAAGGATGTGAACTTCATCCGTGAGTGTTACCCGGACCCCGATGACAGCGGAGTCCCCAAGTACTACGGCATCTTCGACAAGAACACGCTGATCCTTGGTCCCACCCCGGACAGCAACTATCAGGTCGAACTGCATTACTACTACTATCCGGAGTCCATCGTCACCGCTACCACCTCGTGGCTGGGTGACAACTTCGAAACCGTCCTTCTGTACGGAACCCTGAGAGAGGCTTACCTCTACATGAAGGGTGAACAGGACATCATCACCTACTACGAACAGAAGTATCAGGAATCGTTGGGTCTCCTGAAACTCCTTGGCGAAGGTAAGGATCGTCGTGATGCCTTCCGGTCTGGCCTCAATAGGATTCCGGTCACATGATCTTTCAGACACAGACCGTCAGTTTCCGCGAGGAGTTGCTCAAGGGTATCCACGACCTACAGACGGACACCATCAAGTTCGCGCTCTATACCAGCATTGCGACTCTGAACGAGGACACAACGGTATACAGCACCACCAACGAGGTGGTCGGATCGGGTTACAGCGCAGGAGGTGTGGTGCTGACGGGAGTCACCATCAACAACTCCAACGGTGTCGTGTATGTCAATTTCAACAACGCTGCGTGGAACCCGGCGAGTTTCACCTCTGCTGGTGGATTGATCTACAACTTCAGCAAAGCGAACCGTTCCATCGCTGTAATCAGTTTCGGAAACGACAAAACAGCAACCAATACATTCACTGTGCAGATGCCCACCAACACCTACACCTCGGCACTACTGCGTTTCAATTAGGAGAATCACATGTTCATCAACAAGGCCAAGTCCTTTGACAATGTCGGTGCCGATGTCGCAAAGGGCGGCGGTGCAAACGCTCGTCTCAAGGGAGGCGGCATCTTCACGGTCCGTTGCCGTGACAAGGAAGGCAACCTGAAGTGGGAGCAGAAGTCCCACAACCTCGTGGTCAATGTCGGTCTTGCCGACATGAACACCAAGTACTTCAAGGGTTCCGGGTACACCGCTGCGTGGTATCTCGGTATCTACGGACCTGCCTCTTCGAACAACCCGTCTTCGACCGACACCATGGCAAGCCATGCCGGTTGGACTGAGGTGACGGCTTACAGCAACGCGACCCGTCCTGCTGCGACCTTTGGCGCTGCCACCACGGCAGATCCTTCGGTTATCGCGAACTCTGCTTCTCCGGCACAGTTTCTGGTCAACGCTTCTGCCAATGTCGGTGGAGCGTTCCTGACCACTGGAGACCTCCCCGGCGGTTCGTCTGGAACCTTGTTCTCTGCCTCTGACTTCGCAGCCCCCGGAGATCGCACAGTCCAAAACGGCGATGTCCTGTCTGTCACCTACACCTTCAGCCTTGACGCTGCATAAGGAGTTTAAACATGGCTAAGTTTGCAAAGGGCGAGAAGGTCAAGTTGGTAGTGGTTGTTCCCGAAGGCCCGGTAGAGAAGTTCATGATGACCGAAGATGGTGTGATCATGTGCCTTGTCTCTTGGGTCGATGTGAACGGTCAGAACCAGTCCCGTTGGTTTCCGGAAGACGAACTCGTCAAGGCGTAGTCTGTGGCTGAGGGCGGCTGGGGATCAGGCACTTGGGGTCAAGCAGGTTGGGGGATGTCGGTCTATGACCGTTCCTCTGAAGACACTGCTGTCGCCAACGATGCCAATACCGGTGCCGGAACGCAGTTCAATGCGCCGGTCACGGAATCCTCTGTTGCCTCAGACACCGTCTCGTCTATCTACAGTCTAGGCTCCAGCGTCTCTGAGACGGCTACAGGGGCGGACTCTGTACTGGCTAATGCCGACTTCAAGGCTATGGTCAGCGAGGCTGCAATAGCCTCTGACGCGGTCCTATCCACCCCTGATTACAAGGCCATGGTGGATGAGTCGGCGGTGGCCTCTGATGCGGTTCTGGCAGGTCAGAACTTCAACTCACAGGCATCTGAGACGGCGACCGGGCAAGACGAGTCTTACTCAGTGTTCTCATTCCCGGTGGTCATAAACGAGTCTGTGACGGCTTCTGATGACCCCTCGTCCTTGGTCGCCCTTGGCAGCAGCGTCTCTGAGACAGCCTCTGCGTCTGACATAGATGCGGGATTGGTTGACTTCAAGGCCATGATCAACGAGATCCTGAGTGCGGTTGATATCGCCTCAGGCGGGGTGACCTTCGAAGCGGATGTGTCTGAGTCCATAACCGTCTCGGATATCACCTCAGGGGCGTATCTCTGGAATCCAGTTGATGACGACCAGACCGCAAACTGGCAGAATTTAAACGACGACCAGACACCGGGATGGTCCGATGTCGATGACTCGCAAACAACGACTTGGGCTAACATCCCCACGGTGAATTAGGAGTTTAAACATGGCTAGTACATTCAGCACCAACCTTGCTATCGAACTCATCGGTACTGGCGACCAAGCCGGTACTTGGGGTACGACCACCAATTCCAACCTCGGTACTCTTATCGAGCAGGCCATCTCTGGCTATGTGACTCAGGCGGTTGCAACTGGCACTGACACGACGATCACCATCCCAAATGGTTCGACCGGCGTTGCCCGGAACATGTACATCGAGTTGACCGGTACGGGTGGTACCAACACCAACCTGATCGTCCCTGCCAATAAGAAACTCTACTTCATCTTCAACAACTCGACCGGCGCTGTAACGGTGAAGGTGTCGGGTCAGACGGGTGTATCGGTACCGACTGGCAAGAAGATGGTCCTTGTCTCAAACGGCACGGACATCGTCAACGGTTTGAACTACATCGCTGACTTCGGAACCAACAGTTTCTCTGTCACGAACCTGACCGCTTCCAGTGCCACGATCACCAACCTGATTGCGACCTCTGGATCCATCACGAACTTTGTCTCGTCGGATGCCTCTGCCACTGTGCTTCGCGCAGGTTCCGCCACCCTTACCCACCTGTCAGCGACCTCTGCCAGCATCACCAATCTGACGCTGACCAGCCTTGTCATCAGCAATCTGAGCATTGCCTCAGCCAACATCACTACGCTCACGGGATCTACGCAGACCCTCTCCGGCAACCTCACGCTCAACGGCGGCACCGCCAACGGCGTGTTGTACTTGAACGGCAGCAAGGTGGCGACGAGTGGGAGTGCGCTGACCTTTGATGGGACTTATTTTACTGCGAAC